CGTAACACTAATTCAATAACGATCGACGAGAACATTTTTAGTCCTGCCGGATGAATGAACTTCGTGTAGTCATCATACCAAACAGATGAGTCAAGGTCTGACCGAATCTCATACGAATAGTTCTGCCAATAGTGACCGTCGAAAAGCTTGTAGTCGTCGGATGGAAATGACTTATGATCTTCATAGACCCACTCGCCTTCAACCCAAGAGCCTGTCCCTCCCGAGAGATCGAAGAGGTGTTCTCGAGGGTAATAGATGGAAACGATTTGATCGTAGAAGATCTTGAAGAACGTGTGAATTGAATCCTGCGAGCCTCGTGAGTTGTAGTACTTCACGATAATCTTGTAAAGCTCGACCTTATTAAGGGCTTGCGAATACGGAATCGACTTACCAATGAGTTCTTCGATCTGATCGATGTACTTCATCGACACAGCGTCGATATCCTTGAGAGAACTAATCGCGCCTATCTCTGCTGACGGAAGACCTTCTGAGTTTAAGTACTTGTAGTAATACTCAAGAAGATCGACGAACGTCGTTGCATACGGCTGAATGCCAAATGGAAGCAAGTCATTTGTTCTGACAGACTCGATGTTTCGAGGGGTCGTGTTGGCGATGCTTAGTAACATACTTAACGGTCACGCTTGAAGGTGTTGTAGTCTGACGTGCGGGAAGATCCGCCGACAGCGACGGTGTCTACTTCGCCTGAAACTAATAGGCGTGACATGTCAATCTGAAGCAGTTGATTTCTCTTAGGAGCAATATCATTTGATGCAGGCATTAGATCAAGCGTTACATCAACGATTTCATCAGGATAGATTTCGTTCAGGCTTAATAGGCCTGTCTCGATGTTAAGCGTGCCTGCATTCTCGATAACACGAGTCTTGATTGCATTCTTGTAGTAATACGTGTAAATGTTTCTGTTATACCCGTCGCCAATAACATCTTCGTCGCCAAAGAAAGTTTCAACGCCGCCTGACATGAATGGCGTACACGAAATAATTACCTTTCCGTCATCAGGAATAAGCGGCGTCGCGAAATCAATAACCTTCTTCTCGATAGAGTTAGGATTGAACGATACTGACTTCGTGACGAACACTCGAACGTGTGAGTTTAGAATCGCGGGAATGTATGAATCAATCGAAGATGTAAGCGATGAATATCTGAACACGCCGTCGAATGCTTGCAGCCGATCTTTGTTGTATGTATCAACGACGCCCCTAACACCACTCTCTAATTGTCCAAGATTCAATGCAGTTAGATTCTTGTTGTACTTGAAGAACACATCGAGTGTTAGTCGTAGGTACTCAGGATCAATCAGCTCAGGTGTAATCGACAAGACCTTCTTCCCGTGAAGGAACGAAAGAATCGCGGAGGACTGTGCCGCGGTTAACAGATCAGCATCTTTAGGCTTTGCGGAGATGAACACCTTGCCATAGATAGGTGGGTCATTGTCCTCTCCTCCCCAAACCGAAATCGTTTCAACGTCGGAGAAGTTTCGGTAAATGAGGTTCTTGTAATCGTCGGCCGTAACTGCTCGGTTCTGCGTGATGAACGACAGTGGCGCGTTATACCTAACAGAATCGACTGATTCCTTACCGCTTCCTCCGGTTGCTACTGACGTTGTTGTGACAAGAGGAGCACGAATGATTCCATTTGGTAGTGCAGCTGCATATGTAAAAACAGCGGAGCCGTTCGATGCATCGCCATCCGTGATGATGTACGACAACTCGATGATTGATAGGTTCGTTGGTTGCTTGCCAAAGACGTTATTACCAAACGAGATTTGATAGTTTGAGTCAGTGTTCTCAGCAATGAAGTAAATCGTTGAGTCACCTGTGATGCCTGTTGCATCGTTAAGCGGCGTGTAAATATCAGCGACGGACGATGAAATCGACGAATAGATTTTGACAACCAACGTGCTTAGATCAATCGTGTCATCGTCAATCTCGTATGCAACAGTTGGCTTGTCGAGAAGGTTATTGACTTGGAATCGTTTCGTTTGATATGCGCCCTGCTTGATCGAGATTCCAGTCTTTTCGTATTTGCCTGACGATAACAGAAGAACGTGTTCGTCATCAGTAACATAGACATACCGCGTATCATTCAATGATGTTGAGAACGGTGTCCCTTTCGGAAGAACGATTTGTGAAGGTGAATTGTTGTCCTTAGCCGTGAACGAAATGTCGATCGTTGCGGTAGGCGCTGAATATGAACGTGGCGTGTAACCCAACAACTTCGCGAGCGATACGACCGATGACCGTAACTGCGCCGAATCAATGAATGATTCTGAAACACCCATGTGCGCCATGACAGCATTATAGTGAGTGTTATACGCGAGCGCGTCCATCATGATGTTCAAACCCGACCCCTCGAAATTCCAGTCACGAAAAGGCGATTCTGCGTTAGAGAAGTAGTTGACGAGGTTGGCTTTGATCTGGTCAAAGTCAAGTTCAGTTACGTTTAGGTTCTGACGTAGGGAAGACATGTTATCTTAGGCGTGTAAGGAAGAACTCAATTTCGGAAGTAGTCTCTGAATAGAATACCCTGAAGCCTACAGTCACTGCATATGCATTCATATCCGACTGATCTTTCACTTGAACAGTGACGTCGGTCGCGCGAGGCTCGTATCTATTTATCACTAATTCAATAGCGTCAGTCAATGCGATCTCCGTGAACACATCCGCATTGTCAAAAAGCAATGCGACTAAACCTGACCCTAACTGAGGATTGAATGGGCGGTCATGAAAGTTAGTCAACATCAAGTTTCTGATTGAGTTCTTGACTGCATCAATGTCCGTGACGGGGTTGATGTCTTTCGTGATCGGATTGATCGTGAATGCTAGGTTAAGATCACTATAGACACGCGTTCGCGCAACGTTGCTTGTAATCCTATCGCTAGAATTGTAATCTGATAAGAGGGTACTCATGTCCGTTTCTATTTATAGGACATTTCTTAAGCAACGGTAGTACCTCCATAAGTTCGCTGTGCTAATTTATACTGCGACTTCTTCTGAGTGCCTTTGCTGACAAGATACACCTGAACTGAACCTGTGTTGGTATACATGTTAGGTGTCGTCGTATAAATGTCAGGCTTCTTATAGGTAAGTTGTGCATTACCAGTGTCCATGACGGTGTACTGCCCTGATGGATTCTTTCCTGTAGGATCATACGCGGTTCCATCAGGATTACGCATTGCCAGAACAGACCCGCCAGGAACACGTGTTGACGCACATGTCCTATCGGAAACGATTGGGCCATACGCTCCTTGGAAAGCCTCGGCATAATCAAGAGTTCCAATCTTGAATGTTTTACCGGCGGAATTCGTGTAGGTGCTTCCTGTTGGAATTCGTCTGCCCTGCGCTTGATACTTAGCAGTTAGTTCAGGCGGGCGTTGTTCAGGCTTGATGTCAAGGTATGTCGTGAAGTCCTCGGCAGGACCTGAATATGTAGTGACACCAACAGATAGGAGTGTTCCTGCGGCTAACGTGTTTCGGTTATAGAAGTTACGGATCACTTGTGTGTTACGGCTGATTTCATCGCCGATTGATGTAGTCCTATTGTTATATGAGTTCTTAATTTCAGCAGACCACCCAAGATTCTTTTGCCGCTCAAGGTCTGCATTTGCCTTATACTTTGACAGAAGCTCAGCATCCTTCGAAGCATCAATGGTTTTCGACACATCATCGTGATAACCCATGGCGAGAGTCGTGACAATGGAAAGCATCGCGGCCCTGTCAGGGTCTTGTTGTGACACGTCATCGATCTCAAGTGACTCCTTGAGCTTGAACGCGAACTCGTCGTAAGCATCCTTTGCAGAAGAGTTGTAAGTAGAAACAGCGCCAGCAGAAACGCCGGGAACGATTGGTGGTGTCATATTCGTTGGAGTGAGAATTTGTTTCGGCACGGAAGTACCATCAGCGTAGTAGTTAGGCTGTCCGCATATACCGCTTTCTAACGCCGCAGCAATGATCCCGTTAAGCCCAGAAACATTGCCAAACGTATCAGCGATGTATTGCATTTTCTGCGCAAGAGCAGCACCGGTCAGTCCCTGCGCTTCGAGCAAAGCTGCCATTAAAGTTTCGGGGTGTTCTATCACTGCATGCACGCGCTCCGCAATATCACTGATAGTTTCAATTGCGGCTTCAGCAAAAATCACCGCGCCCGCGAGCTTCTGAACTGATTCATTCTTCGCAGCAATATCAAACAACTTCGCTTGAGCCATTCCTAACAGACGTTGTGGAATGTTTTTAGTGCAGTCCACGAGCGCGTTTATTGCCGCTACCTGCTCAAGCTCTTCAATGTAAAAGTCATCCAGAATGTCCGCTGAATCAACCGTCTTATTCACTGCTTCAGATTTTAATGTAGCCGGTGTTGAGTCATAACGAACACTCGCTATATTTGATTTCTTCGAGGTGTTAGAATAAATGTCAGAACACGCGTCGTCGTTAATTTGTATTGATACCTCGGTGGTTTCTGTCGCGAGCAGTGTGACCACGTAATTCTGGCCGCTCCCTGAAATGTCGTACACACTGCATTTGTCTGTGCTACAGCTAATTCCGTCTGCTGTCAAACCCGTGACGTCATCATCAAATTCAACTCGGAACTTTATGTACTTGTTGTCAGTCAACACACCGTCTTGAATTATAGTAGCACGTGGCTTGATTGCGTTAAAGCCTCGAGTAAACACGTCAAGCGCAGCTTCAAATCTTTCTGCAGACACCGGCGTATCAGCATTCGTTTTTGAATTCAACGTGACGATCATATCAGATCTATGCTCGTCTGTTATAGTTTCGATCCGCCATTCAGTAGACGAGATTTTGCGAGTGTTAATGCATCGGCCGTTCTCAGCATAAACGTCTACTGTCCTGAGATTATTCATGTCAACGTAAACACGCGGAAACGTACCTACTTGATAGAATTTAGCTGAGAACAGTATTGGAGATTCGTTCGTGTATCTTGGGGAGATCGCGAAGAGTTCAGATTGGATTAAAGCCATATCAGTTTAGATTTATGCGTGATGCAGTAACAGAAGTGTCACCGCCTGAAGATATGTTGGTATGGCCGCCGGACTTCAACGATAATCCAGATCCAACATCTACTGAACTTGATCCGAAGACTTCTTCTGTTTTCGAACCACCAGCAAATACGTTCATGTTCCCCGCGGAACCAAGATCTAATGTGTTCCCCACGAAGCTTGCTTTTCCGCTCGTCATGATCGTGTTATTGCCACCAATCATCATCTGGTTCTTGCCTGAAATTGTTATGCGAGAGTCAGACATAGCAGAATGCGTTTGTTTGCCTTTGATAGTCGTATTGCCTTCCCCTGTTATGTAATCATCAGATGACCCGTGAATGACGATTTTACGAGAACCGCCGACGTTCATCGCGTAGTCAGACATTACTTCAAGCAAGTGCTGACCGCCGACCTTCGTAATCTTGTTCCCCTTGATTGTCTCAATGGAGTCGCCATTGACTTCAGTAACGTGATTCCCCATGATAACAGAATTCATGTTACCTAACACTGTGACGTTACATTGTCCCTCAATGACAATCGAGTCGTCTCCATGAATAACTTTGTAACCCGCGCCGTAAACGACAATCGTTCTATCGCCCGTCGCATTGATCTCTTCTGAAGTGCCTGACTTGTGCTGCTTGTAAATACGTTCTGATCCGAGCGTGTCGTTAACCTCGAAGATGTGGCCTGCTCTTGACCGCGTGATATTGACAAAGGGGTACACCCCGCCTTTGCTGTTAGGTGCTGGAGCTGTCCATGATTCTGGCATAATGATATTTATTGGCCGATCGTTATAGCACTCCTAACATCACAAAGATGATTAGTTTTTTCACGAACAGCATTACCGGAGTTTCCTCCTATTGACCTAAAGTCTCCGTTCAAATCAGACGCGGTTGTCGCGATGACGATGTGAGAAATTGCTTGAATGACGATGTCGCCTTTGTTGATTGACGTTGGATTGAAGCGTAGTGACACCTTAGGCGCCTTCGATCTTGCCCATGCTTCATATCCACCGCCCTTGAATGCAGAGGCCGACTTAGGACGATCCGCTTCAGAGAATAAGCCAGACTGACGAATGCACCAAGTTGTAAAGGCAGCACACCATGGTGCACGATCATTATAGCCTGACGAATAATCACATGCGGACCAATACTTCTGAATGCCAGCCCCTTGGTTCTCCGATGTTTCGGATACGCCAACCTCTCCTCGAGCAACGCTTATCAAGCTGTCAATGTTGCCGTTTACTTGGATAGGCGCAACCGGGCCATGCAATGTGGTTGCTGTGGTTCCTTGCCCAACCGCAACAGTGTTGAATGATGAGAACGCGGACTTTTGGTTATTGAATCCATCGTTAGACCCATACCCGAACGTCGTCGCACCTGTAGGAATGTCAGGCCCTAACACATTTGGATATGAGCCATGTGGATCCGCAAATCCATTGCCACGCTCTCCCGGAAATGAGGATGCAGAAGCAAGTGAACCTAGGATGACAGGATCTTGCAGTTCAATACCATCACGGAAGAAACCAAATACCCACGAGCCTGGCATCAACCCGGTCGAGCTTTGTCCAATACCTGAGATGGACGGCGACGTTACCGGGAGAACACATGTCGACCATGGAAGATCCTGTGTTGGAATATCAGCCATCGACGGGCTGTGGTAATTAAAACAGCGAACCCTAACACGACCTAATTGCATAGGGTCGGCTATGTCCTCAACAACACCAGTGAACCAATTTGTAATGTTCATGCGTCCTTAATGATCTTCACTTTTGATGTGTATACGCCATTCGTGAATGAATGCGCAACGACTGCGACTATGTAATCACCTGACATTGACCTATCAAGTTCATCGCCGGATGCGCCTGCATAGTCGCCTTGATTAACCGACTTAGGAATCTCGATTGTAATGCGGCGGCCGGGGTTAAGATCGAAATCACCGTACACAACGATCTGATGAGAGATCGCTTCGAAGTTTGCATAGTATGACTTTGCTTTCGAGATGTTATCTTGAACAGGACCTGACGTGCTGTTAGGATTGCCTTGATAGTTCGTTCCTGCGTTAGTAGACACGTTCGAAATACTTGCGGACGTGAACTCGTTGAATGACTTTGGACCGCCTCCTTTCGTAGGAGATAGCATATTTTTGAATGACGAGAATAGATTCTTGTCAGGATTGAGACGAGCCGTTTTATTGTCTTTCGTAACATCGAAGATACGCTCAGCATACGACTTGGTGGCGAGATCAGTAACATTTGTTCTTGAAGCAAAGCCGCCATTCACCGCTTGATTAAGCTTGTCCATCTTGATGTTCGACTTCATGTCGAGGATGCGTAACGCGTTTTCGTTATATGCATCAACTGACTTCGACGCGTTCGCGATGAACTGCCGATACTCATACTTGCGGTACGACTTGTTACTCTTGGACCAGAGGTCGGACAACGGCGTAATTAGAACGTCAGGTTCGGAAATCGACGAGTACACGAAGAACGGTGAACCCGTTACATCAAACGATTTTGATCGCAACCATTCGATTGCCTTCAAAGGTGTTTGGATCGTGATGATACCGTCAAAACTAGAAACACACAACCCAGTTCGTTTCGCTTTGACTCCTAAGTCATTCTTCAGGATTGACTCGATGTTAGCGATAGGATTGCCCTTAGTTGACCGCGAGATACGTTGCAACATCGACGAATAACCAAACTTCGAGACAGCGACTATGTTATACTCCTGAACGTTTGGTTCGGCTGCGCTCTTTTGATAGTTAGGGTACTCCTTGACGTTCAACGACAGCTTAACTCTTTTGAGTTTGCTACCTGCCGTGATGTGTTGTAACTCGACATTGATTACCTCTTCGCCGCTTAACATGAAATCCTCGAAGAAGTTCAGCGTATCGCGCACGCGTAAATTCATTACAAGGATAGGCGAGAACAGTTCTTCCGTCAACGTGAAAGACGTGACTATCGGGAATATGTCGAACACCTTTCCGTTCTGGTTTACACACTCAAGACGCATCACTTCAAA